TATGGACTTTGTTTAATAGGTGGTGCTAAAGAAGATGACTGGCGAAAACCAGAAGATAACTTTACTGCTGAACAATGGCAAAGTTTATATGACACTCTTAATGAGTTAGTCGCTAAATATCCTGAAGCTAGAATTGTTGGACACTATGAGTTAGACGAAAGTAAAACTTGTCCAAACTTTAGTGTCAGAGATTATTTACTACACGAGAATATAAAAAATTATAAATTTCAAGATGGGTTAACTGACGAAGCTGATTTAGCTGAGTTAGAAGCAGAAGACTTTCCTGAACTTGAAGAAGATGAATACTAAGTTTCTCCATCATAGCCCTTGTGAGAACTGCGGTAGCCGAGACAATCTAGGTGTATGGGAAGACCATACTTATTGTTTCGGTTGCCGACAGTACAACCAATTAAATGGAGAGTTACCAGAAGTAAAACAGAAAACAGAATTTAAAAATATGATTGATGGAATAGTAGAAGCATTACCAAGTAGAAAAATAGATAGTGAAACTTGTAAGAAGTTTAATTATCAGACTGGTGAATACAATGGACAACCTGTTCATATCGCTAACTACTATGACAAAGATTATAATATCGTTGCACAGAAATTAAGATTTCAAGATAAAAAATTTACATGGCTTGGTGATACAGACAAGATAACTTTGTTTGGTCAAAACCTTTGGAGAGATGGCGGAAAGATGGTCATTTTAACAGAAGGCGAACTTGATTGTCTTTCAGTTAGCAAGGTACAACAAAATCGCTTTCCAGTTTGTTCAGTACCATCAGGTGCTACTTCAGCAAAAAAATATATTAAAAAAGAATTAGAATGGTTATCTAAATTTGACAGCATTGTTTTAATGTTTGATGAAGATGAAGCAGGGAAACAAGCGGTTATAGAATGTGCAAGTATTCTTCCAGTTAAAAAAGTTAAGATAGCTACATTACCTGCAAAAGACCCAAGTGAATTACTACAATCAGGTAGAGGTGAACAGATAATTCAGTCTATGTGGGAAGCTAAAAATTATACACCACAAGGAATTATTGAAGGTGACCAAACAAAAGAATTATTACTTAAAGACGATTTTGTTGAAACTATTCCATACCAATGGAATGGGCTTAATAATAAACTAGGTGGGATAAGGCGAGGTGAACTCGTCTTACTTACCGCAGGTTCAGGTACAGGTAAGTCTCAAGTTTGTAGAGAAATAGCATATCATTTAATATGTAATAAACACAAGGTTGGTTACATTGCATTAGAGGAAAGCGTTAAAAGAAGTATCAGAGGAATTGTTTCAGTAGGATTAAATCAATTAATACATTTACCAGAAGTAAGGCAAAATATTTCTGACGAAAAAATTTTAGAAGAATGGAATAAAGTAAAAAATTATATTTGCTTTTACGACCACTTTGGAAGTTCTGACACAGAAGATTTAATGAACCGAATTAGATATATGGTTCAGTCATTAGATTGTAAGACAATTATATTAGACCACATCTCAATAGTTGTTTCAGGTATTGGTGATGGTGATGAAAGAAGATTAATAGATAACACAATGACACAACTAAGAAAGTTAGTTGAAGAATTAGGTTGTGCATTATTTTTAGTATCACATTTAAAAAGACCTGAAGGTAAAGGACACGAAGAAGGTACACAAGTTTCTCTCTCTCATCTCAGGGGCAGTCATAGTTTAGCAACTCTTGCTGACGAAGTGATTGCCTTTGAACGTGACCAACAAGATGAAATTCAAAACAATGTTATGAAAGTTAGAGTGCTTAAGAATAGGTACTCAGGTGACACAGGCATTGCTTGTAATTTAATTTACAATAAAGATACAGGTAGATTAACCGAAGGAACTTTCGATGAATGATAAACTTCTAACGAAGTTCATTCTTTCATTCCTAATCGAAAAACAAGATTACTTAAAACTTACACAAGAACAGCAGACAATAGTTTTTGAAACTTGTCAGACTATTATGACTGCAATCTATAATGCTATTAAATTTCAAAATGTTTACCCAGTTATTATGTGTGGTGATGTTGAAGCATATAAGGTTATAGAAAAATCAATCAAGTCTGTTTCAGACTACCTACCAAGCGTAGAGAAAATAAAAATACACTTAATACATTAATATGAAAATTGTACTAGATTTAGAAACCAATGGGTTTCTAGATAAAGATAACTTAGTTATTCATTGCATAGTTTGTAAGGATATAGAAACTCATCAAGTTTATACATTTAATCCTGATAACTTAAATGACTGCCTAGAATTTCTAAACAATGTTGAGGTCATCATAGGCCACAATGTTTTAGGTTTTGATATACCTGTACTTAAAAGAGTTTTAAATTTTACTTATAAGAAAGAGGTATTTGATACCTTGTTAATGAGTAGATTAATTTGGACTAATCTCTTAGACCACGATTATAAATACAAAGAATTACCTGCAAAGTTATATGGTAGACATTCACTTGAAGCATGGGGTTATAGATGTGGATTAAGAAAAGGTGACTACCAAGAACATTCAGATTTTACTGAATATAACTACGCTATGCTTGAGTATTGTGAGAGAGACGTAGAAGTAACTCACTTACTTTACGACAAAATAGTTAAAGAAAACTACTCTAATAAAGCAATAGAATTAGAGCATAAGTTTGCACATTGGATAATTAAGCAAGAACAGCATGGTGTTTATTTTGATGAGACGACTGCTCAGTCGCTACATACTATCCTAACCAAGCGGAGACTAGAGTTGGAAGAAAAACTAGCTTTAGTCTTTCCTGCTTGGGAAAAGTTTTGTGGGAATAAAGTTTATAAAAGAGACAATAAGAAAAAAGGTATTAGAGCAGGTGTACCTGTACCTATTTATAAAACAGAAATATTTAATCCTAGTTCAAGACAGCATATAGCAGATAGATTAATTAATGTATTAGGTTGGAAACCTAGTTCATTTACACCTACTGGCCAACCAGAGGTAAATGAAAAAATTCTAAACTCACTCTCATATCCTGAAGCTAAACTTATTTCACAGTACCTAATGGTACAGAAAAGATTAGGCCAGTTAAGTGATGGTGACCAAGCATATTTAAAATTAAACAAACAAGGAAAAATTTATGGAAAAGTTATTACAAATGGTGCGGTTACAGGCAGATGTACTCATCACTCACCAAATCTGGCACAATGTGTATCGAGTTCTTCGGAGTATGGTACAGAATTTCGGTCTTTATTTTATTCTCCTTCCGATATGGTTATGTGTGGTATTGACTTTTCTGGTTTGGAGTTACGTGTGCTTTCTCATTACTTGCACAATTATGACAATGGGAATTTTGCGAAGACACTTCTTGAAGATGATATTCATACCGCCAATCAAAAAGCTACAGGATTGTCCACACGTTCTCAGGCTAAAACTTTTATATATGCTTTCATTTATGGTTGCGGAGATAAGAAGCTCGGTGAAATACTTAATGTCTCTCACGAAGAAGCCAAAAGAGTAAGACAAAGATTTACTAAAAGTTTACCTGCACTTGCTACATTAATAGATGCAGTCAAACATAAATTTAGAAACGTAGGTTATCTAAATGGAATTGATGGTAGGAAATTAATTTGTAGAGCAGAGTTTAGTTCACTTAATACTTTAATTCAAAGTTGTGGGGCTTTACTGGTCAAGCAGGGAACAATCATTCTTAATGAAGAATTACATAAAGCAGGTTTTAAATGGAAAGATGACTATGCAATGGTACTTCACATTCACGATGAGATGCAATTTATAGTTAAGAAAGAAAAGTTAGAAGAATTTAAAACAATAGCAAAATCAATATTTAAGAAAACACAGGACTTCTTTGATTTCAGAACCCAATTAGATGGTGAAATTAAAGTAGGCGTAAACTGGTCTGACACTCACTAAAGCTAAACCTGATTTCGACAAAGATTTAAAATTTGGCGAGAAGTACGAAAACGAATTTCAAGAAGCAGTAGAAGGTAAAGTTGAATGTAAGACTGACAGGCTATGTCAGAAGACAGGCAATGTTTATATAGAGATAGAAAGTAGAGGAAAACCATCAGGTATTAACACTACTAAATCTAGAAACTACGCTATTTGCTTATGGGTTGAGAAGCGGAAAGACCAAGTGTGGGTTCTTATACCAGTCAAAATTCTAAAGAAATTAATGAAGACTTATCCAATTAAAGCAGGTGGAGATAACTGGTCTTCTAAAGGTCACATCATTCCAAAAGGAGATTTACTCAATTTAATAATATGAAAAAGAAAAAACTCAATCTTCCTGAGATACAGGAGAATGACTTTCCATATAAATTTTATATGTGTTGGTGGAGTGACATAGTTTCTGACAGTTCATGGTCGCCACTACCACAAATAAAAAAATCCAAAACAGCAGTTTGTATAACTATGGGTTGGTTAATTTCTACAACAAAACAAAAATATGTTTTTATTGGTGACTTAAATTTCCATGATGATGGAACAGTTAATGAGGGTGGTAACTCAACAATCATACCAAAATCAAACATACTAAAACTTAAGGAGATAAAACTATGACTGAGTTAACTCAGGAACACTTTGAATTGCATAGTGCAAACAAAGCTAAGATGAAAAACATGAATGACTTTTTTGATAACACAAACAAAGTGATGATAGTAGATGGCGACCTAATCGTTTACAAGATTGCTTCTAGTTTAGAAGAACCTATTGATTGGGGAGATGATGTATGGACTTTACATTCTGATTTAGGAAAAGGTAAAACTATACTTCAACAAACTATTAATCATTATAAAGAAAAGACAAAATCAAAAGAAGTTATCTTTGCATTTTCTGACAAAAATAATTTTAGAAAAGAATTTGATAAAACTTATAAGTCACATCGTAAGAAAATTAGAAAACCTGTTTGTTATGCACCATTAAGAAAGTGGGCAGAACAGAATTATAATTTTTATACTTTACCTAATTTAGAAGGTGATGATGTAATTGGTATTCTAGCAACACAACATTATAAAACTAATAATGTAATTATATCTGGTGACAAAGATATGAGAACAATACCTACTTGGCATTGCTTTATTGGTGATGACCAGTTGGAATATGTTGATGAGACTAAAGCTGATTATAATTTTTGCACACAAGTACTCGTAGGAGATAGTGCAGATGGATATAAAGGCCTTGTAGGTTGTGGTGCAGTAAAAGCATCAAGAGTTCTTTTAGATAAGAAAAATATAGATGAGATGTGGGAAGCTGTCGTTAGAGAATATGAACGAGCAGGTTCTACATTTGAAGATGCTTACCATCAAGCAAGATTAGCAAGAATACTTAGAAAAGATGAGTATGACTTTGCAACAAGTAAACCAACATTATGGAGTTATAGATATGAACACTACAAAGATACTAGAGCAGACAAAAAAGCTAGTTAGTACTGACAGAGAAGATAAGCATGGAGATAAGGTTCAGAACCACGAAAACATTGCTAGGCTTTGGTCAGGCTTTATTCAAAACAAAACAAAGCTAAATATTCAGTTACTTCCTGAAGATGTAGCCAACATGATGGCTTTATTAAAGATAGCTAGAACACAAGCAGGTCACCATAACATTGATGATTATGTAGATGCTTGTGGGTACTCAGCAATAGCAGGAGAGATTGCGGAGAAAAGAACTGAATTAAGTACCCCTTTAGGAGAAAACAATGCCAAAAAAGATTGAAACACCTTTTCTTAGTGAAGAACTAATCGATTATTTGGATACGCTTTTTCCTGAAAAATGTGCTGACCTAACTCAGAATGATAAAGAAATATTTTATCAATCAGGACAAAGGTCAGTCGTTAAACACTTAATCGAAAAATATAAATTACAAAAGGAGACAGACTAGATGTGTATAGCACCAAGACGACCCGCAGACCCACCTAAAGCTGAACCTATCCCTGAAACGCCACCAATGGTGACAAACGCTACTACAACTAAAGATGCACCTAAACAAGCATCATCTACTTCAGCAGTAAGTCAAAATACAGCTATGAAGAAAAGACGTGGTAGAGGAAGTTTAAGAATACCTTTAATTTCATCAGGTTTAAGTCAGAGTGGTACTAACTTTCCAACTGCATAATAATTAATGGAAAAATATAATCTAGATACTTCTACAGTCGCTTTAGATAAATCTTTAGTCGAAAGTCAGTACACAAAGATGGAAGTAGATAGAGAACAATATTTAGAAAGAGCAAGAGAAGTAGCCAAGTTAACTATTCCACATCTCTACCCACCTAAAGGTGCTAATGAAGCAACCGAATATCCAACACCATATCAAAGTGTAGGTTCTAGAGGTGTAACAAATTTAGCTAGTAAATTAATGTTAGCTTTATTTCCACCACAAGCACCATTCTTTAGATTAGATGTTGATGAATTAGTTTACAAACAAATAGAAGGTGACCCAAAACAAAAAGCTACAATAGAACAAGGATTAGCCAAAATAGAAAAAGCTGTCATGGACAGCATTGAAACTAATAATGACAGAGTAGCAGTTTATGAAGCACTTAAACATTTAATTGTTTCAGGAAACGTATTACTTAAAATGTCAGAAGATGGATTAAGAACATATCCATTAAATAGTTATGTAGTTAAAAGAGACCCACAAGGAAAAATATTAAAGATTATTATTAAAGAAGGAATATCTCCTAACACTTTATCAGAAAAATTAAGAAAAAATATTGGTGATAAAATTAACGATGAAAATAAATCGTTACATTTATATACCTGTGTTTATAGAGAAAAGAAAAGATTTTACGTTCATCAAGAAATAGCTAAACAAAAAGTTTTTGAAAAATATTACGATTTAGACAAACTTCCATTCATTGCACTTCGCTTCAATAGAATTGATGGTATGAATTATGGGAGAGGTCATTGTGAAACTTTTGAAGGAGACTTAAGAAGTTTAGAAGGTTTGACTAGAGCAATCTTAGAGGGCAGTAGTGCGTCTTCTAAGATGCTTTTTATGATTTCACCTAATGGTTCAACAAGAGCATCAAGTATAGCTAAAGCACCTAATGGTGCAATTATTGAAGGTAATGCTCAAGATGTATCAGTATTACAGGCCAATAAGTTTGCTGATTTTAGAGTTGGTTATGAAATGATGGGTAGAATAGAGCAAAGATTACAGTTTGCTTTTCTATTAAATGCTTCAGTTCAAAGACAAGCAGAAAGAGTTACAGCTACAGAAGTACAATTAGTAGCTAATGAATTAAACGATGCACTAGGCGGTGTATATGGAATTTTAACAACAGAATTTCAACTTCCTTACATAAACACTAAATTGAATATGTTGAAGGAACAGAAATTACTTCCAAACCTACCAAAAGAATTAGTTAAAACTAAAATCATTGTAGGTATGGAAGCGTTAGGTAGAGCATCAGACAGATTAAGATTACTTCAATTTATGTCTGACTTAGCTAACACATTAGGTGCAGAAAGACTTGCACAATACATAAACCTTGATGATGCAATTAAGAAATTTGCAGTAGCAAATGGAATAGACACAGGTGGTCTAATTAAATCTCAAGAACAAATCCAACAAGAAGCCCAAGCACAACAA